GATAACCATAGTATCTCCATCCCAACTACCAACTATACCTTTTGCATCTATAATTTCTGCACCAGTAGCCTCATCAGTATGTTTTTGAGTAACCTCTTCACCTACGGTAAAAGGACCGATGTAAGTTGGAGTATTCCAATATGCTTGCCCAGTTAACTGTGATGGTGCTTTCAGTTTTAATTTTAAACCTAAAATTAGGTTAGCTGATTTTACAGAAAGAATGTACTTAGAACTAAAAGTAGATGCTACAGTTTTATCTAAATGATAAGCACCACCATTGTCAGTAATACTAACACTTTGTGGAATACCGATAGTATCACTTTCAACATATGCTTCTAGATCAGACTCAATAATTTTAATTGTAGGAGTGTAAGTATATCCTCTGCCAGGATTATCTACAACTATAGAAAAAATTTCTCCATTTCTAACAATAATTTTAAATGTAGCATCTTGTCCATCACCATCTACAATCAATACTTTTGGTTCTGAATAATTAGAACCTTTATTTGTAATGGTAACACCAGTAATTACACCTGCTGTAGAATCATATTGTACAGTAGCAGATCCCCTAAAAGATTCTGATTGATCAGCACCAACAATAATTGGAACTTTCTTATAATTTAATCCAAGATTGATGATATTTACTTTATCAATTTTACCGACAGCGAACTGACCAGTAGTAGTATAAGAAATGGATCCAGAACCATCCCAAAGAGGCTGACTACTAACATCATAAACAAAACGGTTTGATGTAACATAATTGATTGTATTAACTCCTTGTAGTGGATCTGTTATAATGCTGAAGAAAGCATTATCACTACTAACAGTATTCTTTTTATCAAAATAGAAGAAGTTTGCAAAATCTGTTCCTACTCTATCAGTATAGGTATTACTTGGTAATCTAGTTCCATATCCAAACTTAACATCAGTAGATGCTCCTGCAGTACCAGGTAAATTCGTAGAGACTATTTTCTCAACAGTAACTAAATTAAAATTATTACTTGGACTAATATCAAAGTAAGTCCCAGTGAGACTAGAATGAGACGTATCAAAAGTATACTTATAAAACTCTTGTAAATCTATGTTAGGATTAGGTACAAATGTACTATTATCTTCTGAGAATTCAAACTTATAATCAACTTCTCCTGCAGACTTAACAGAGACCAATCTTTGAGGATTACTACTATCAAAGAAACTAGAACTTAATACAACTTTACTTGCATTAGATGTTAATGTGCTGTAATCATATACAATAACAATTTTTTGTGTAACTGGATCATATGACTGTATGTAACCAGTGGTTGCTGTAGAGAAAATAGCATAGTTAGATGTAAAGTTATATCTCGCATTATAAAGAGATACAGATTGACCATTAAAATGATCTACATCATCAGTTCCTTCTTGCCCTCTAGTAACAGTAAAGATATTACCATTGATAGCTTCAATTTTAATAATCTCCTCACCAATCTGAACTAAATCATTAACAGCATAACCATCTGCCTTAGCAACAGTAACAGATGTACTACCAGCAGCAATACCAACATGTCCAACATATATTGTAAATCTTGCTGTTGATGTAGATGCACCAGACCTTACAAGATCCTCATCTGCAACTCCAAGATAATCTCCCCTCTCATATCCAACACCAGCATTCTGTAATTGAATTCCAGAAACTATACCTGCAGCAGATACAGTAAAGATAGCAGTCGCTCCAGATCCAGATCCACCAGTAAGAGCAACGTTAGTGTAAGTACCAGCTGTATAGTCAGCACCACCATTAAGGATTTCATATCTTCCTATTCCACTGAAATCAATACTAGTATTATTTACAGGAGGAATGAGTATAGCTTCCTGATATAATCTCTTTCTTAAATAATATGTTTTATTTTTAGTTGCATCATCTGGGTTAATACTAATATCTACTTTATCACCAATACCAAGTCCATGACTATCAACAGTCTCAACTAGAGCAACACTTTGATTAACTTCAAATGGTTGTAGATTATCACTAAGTGATGTGAGTCTTACGAGTCTAGTTCCAGATGTATTAAACAAATCACTAGATTGTATAAAGTAGGCATCATCAACAATCCATGTACCGCTGAGAACCTTGATCTCCACTACGTTTTGAGAGGTTGTTCCTGCTAACACTTCTCCAGTTGCAATAGGAGTATTGATACCATCAGTCAAACTTAATGTCGCACCTTTAGTATAAGAACTTCTCTGATCCAACAAAATGTTGAAAGTTTTAATAGTTGCTGAGAATGTTCCAGTATCATTAAATGTTCCATTAACATTTCTAAGAACAATAGTGTTATCATTCCTAACTGTACCAACAATAGAACCAGATGCACCAGAAGAAGGTTGATTTAGTGTATCGTCAGCAAATAGATATGCATTTTGTATGGTTGTTAGTTTTACAACCTTATTCTCTTTACATTCAATATAATTTACATCTCTACCTTCAACAGATGAAATAATAGCTTCTGCTTCAGAACCTTCTGTTCCTCTGTTCTCAAAATAAATTTGTGAATTAATAGAGAAATTTCTAGAACTATCAGCAATAGCAATATTATCAACAGTTCCAGATCTTACTTCAGAAATACTAGCAACAAGTCCTTCTCCATTTCTCTGCATTCCTGCCGAGTAAATCTTTTTGGCATTCTTAGGAATGTCATTCTGATTAATATCAGAATTGTAATTACTATCAATAGGTAGAGAGTAAAAATTCTCTCCTAGAACGTACGGGTACTGCGGTACTTGATTGCTATCAATAGTAATGAAATAAGCATAAGTTCCTTTCGGAAATTCTGGGGTAACACAAAATCTTCCATTGTTCTGATCTAGTGTGCCACTCTTGTGAGTGTAAGTATAATCATTGTTAAATGTGCCTAGTGGGTATTGGGTTAAAGAAGGACCGTCTGAACGAGTTCCATTCAAAGAATAACTAGAAGTCATTCTTGTAATAGAAGAATCTTTGTTCAGTGCCTCAGAATAACCAAATGCACCGTATATTGGATTGCCATCATAAGCAAATCCAATAATAGGAGAATGAGTTTTTTCAGCAGGTTCAGTTCCTGCATTATTAATGTTATCACCTAAAGTAACACGTAAAGCTTTTGGATTAGCAAGATAACCATAACCATATTCTAAAACATTATTATAATTTGCAAAAATGTAACCATTTTCTGTATCAAGATTATTTTCTAATTTTGTATATCTGTTATAATTCCATTCTTTCAACAAAGGAATACCAGTTGCATTTTCTCCAACAGGAATTACATCTACAACAACTGTATCTTGAGTGTAGAAATTACCTTCTGCATTTTTATCAAATCCAGTAATCTCACCATCTGTATTAACAATAGCAGTGAAGTCTGCAAATCTACCTCTTCCTGCTCTATCTCTAATTCTTATAGTTGGAGATGATGAATAGTATTCACCAGCATTATCAATAATTAAACTAGTAACTTTTCCACCTGTTACGACTGCACGAACAGATGCATTACGACCAGAGGTAATAGTAATGTCTGGAGTTCTAGGAAAAACATCAATAGTATCTACAATAATACTTTCTACTACCTGTCCAGTCAATATTGCTCTTGCCTTATTTGGAACTTGGTCAACTAGAACAAAAGGTGGAGATACATAACCTCTACCTTGAGTATTGACTTTAATTTCTTCTAACTTACCAAAACGAATACTATCATGATCCTTGAAACCGTAGACAGGGACACCGTTTAGAAGGATTCCAACATCTCTTCTTGGTGTAGGATATGTCTCGGTAGTTCTAGTAGATTCTTTTCTGATAAGACGAAGAATTTTTTGGTCTAAGAGAGTTTGATTAACTTGAGACCCATCTAGAATCTTATGTGATGGATAACTAGAACTTGTAATGTAATAATACTGATCATCTGCAAAAATAGATGATACATCAGTAGTTAACTCACTTATAGAAGTTTCAATACTAGGTAATGTTGGAACGTCTGGTGCATTTCCTGCATTTTGTAACCATCTTACTTGATTTGTAGATGTATTAATAATTTTAGGATCTTTAGTCTCAAAACCAGGATTAGATACTTGTACTTTATCACCAGGACTAGCATATGGTTGTGTGCTGTCTGGTTTAAGATTATAAATTACACCAAATGTTAAAAGAGTGACACCACTACCACTGATAGTAACTGGTCTGTATACAGAAGTATTAGCAGGATATGCAATAGCTCCTGATGGTTGTCTACTCTTGATAATAAACTGAGTAACAGTTTTCTCTTCAAAAGTAATTGTCTCTTCTCCTAAAAGGATAGATCCAGTTTTACCCCAACCAATAGTGGAAGATACATTGATTCTATTACCAGTGCTATCTGTTCCTGCTACTGATTTTAATAGTTTAGTTTTTGTTGATACCTCAAAAGAACCATTGACTGTCTCTGGTGCTAATACAATATTATAAATTACTTCGTTGTCAGAAGTCCCGTCAGCATAAACGTTATCTACTACAGCATCAGCATATCCATATTCTGTAGTAACTTCTTGTACAATCTTCTTACCAATTAAACTATTGACGTCACCAGATACAACTTTACACTTAAGTGCGTATACATTTATCCAGTCAGCATCAGAAGACTTATATGTAAAATCTCTTGGGTTATAAACTTCTGGTTTGTTACTATCATCCTTTGCAACAATAGTATTAAAAACAAATTTGATGGAACTAGTAGTTCCTTTAGCTTTATAGAACTTCTGGATGTTCTTAATTAAAGTTCTCTTATCTACTTCTCCTCTAAGATACTTTTCTGGGAAAGAACCAAGATACTGAGATTCAAAATTCTTTACTAATGCATATAGAAAAAGATTACTTACATTAAGAACTTTTTGACCAGAGTTATGTGGGGCTGCAACTGTGCTGGTGTAACTTGACGAGTTATACAGATCACCAAGAGTTGTGTTACCGCTAACACCTCTAACTGCGCCCGATAATACTGTTTCTGTTCGTGATTCATAAAAAATTATCTCATCATCAATTTTTATATATCCGTTTTGTTTTGGAAAACTCGTTGCATCTTGTAGTACAATTGTGTCGCTAGTAGTAGTGATACTAACGTCCAAAGTATCAGATTGTCTAAGTAGGTTTTGCTCATAATAATCTATATCTGCGTATTTTTGAATATTGTTAATAATATCCAACGTGCCACCTTGCACTTCCTGCTGCTCATAATACTTTGTGATAAACTTACTAAAAAGTTCATATTCAGTACTGATGAATTCAGGAAGCTGCGTTTCAATTAGAGTAGAAATTCTCTTAGTCTTTACAGCGGGCATTTACTTTACTCTTTGTATGCAGTGAACGAGGAATTAGCAACATCAACGTCAAGGTATACCTCGCGGAGTGCCTTAATGTCGTTTGATAGTGGTTTTACTCTTAGTGAAATACGATTATCAAAGAAACTACCTTTAATGATTGTTAAGGAATACATCTTCAATTCACCTTTTACATAATCTATGTCGCCAATATCGCTGTCTAGGACAACTTTTTCACCAGTTACGCTATCTAGTCTATATAGGACAATTTTACTATTTCTATCTTCAACATAAACATCAAAGTTAGGATATTCAGTGACTCTAAATCCAGTGCTGGAAAGGATTGGATCATCACAGTCTTTGTCAAATGCATTTTGGAAACACACCTCATAATAGAAGGTAGAATTAAGAGAAGGATAGAAATCCTTTCTCATTGTAACCTCTGTTAAGTTAGAATTGATTGAACGGTCTACATCGTCAATAACACCAACCATCTTACTATACCTGAACTTACCATTAAACTTCTCAGTATCACTTGTATCAAGATAAGACTGTACACCACCAATAACCTTGTCTCTAATTTGTGATGTTGTTAGATCTGTTGATAGACTGTTGTAATAGATCTTGCTACTTATCTCAACATATAGAATAGAAGGATCAATTAATCTTGGTTCTACAGATGCAACGACATATTTCTTTAATTTTTCTACAATATCATTTTTTGTTAATGATGTTAGATAGCTAGCATCCTTTGGTTTCAATGCAATAAAGACTTTTCCATATTCAGGAGGATCTTGATCCTCACCACCAAAAATAACTATGTCACTTGTAGCAGGATAAACATCACGCACAATCGCTTCATAGTCCTGTGCGGTCACTGCACGCTCCTGTGTGCCATATGCTTTTGGAGCAGTGTATTTTATCTTAGAGGTACTTTCTATCTCTTCACCACCCGCAGAAGGAGTAGCAGAAGTAATAGATGTAGTAAATGCAGTTGGAGATACACCATTAGGGTTCTCTAGTACACCAGAGAAGACAAATGTACGAACTCCATTACTTTCAGGACCTGCAGTTGTTAAGTAAGATACCTCAATACGTGCATTGTTATCTAACTTCTTACCTAGAACACCATCACCCATAAGAATTTCGTATCTCTGATCCTCAATCTCATCAAGGAAGAAAACTTTAGATGTACCATCAACACCTAGAATGTTATCTGCTACAAGGTATGGTTCACTGAAGCTACCTCCAGTAGGAAACACCTTTACTCTAATAGTATTGGTGTCAATATTTGTATTATCAAGTATAAATCTCTGACTCTTTAATGATGTGTTAACAGTAAAAGTATTAACAAGTAGTGTTCCTTCATTTACAGGAACATTCGTAAATGTTGCAACATTACTAATGACTTGTGCTTTTACATCGTCGTTTACAACATACTGATACACGTTGTTATCATATGAGGAGATAAATCCTGTTCCTTTCTTCAGGATAAGTTCTGTATCAGTTGTTGAGTTGGTATAAGTTACAGTAAAAGAAACATACGCTGTAGGAGACGTAGCACTCTTTGGTCTATACCCTAGTTGCTTCGCAATCGCTACTACGTTGTCTCTTAAGGTAGCAGAATCAATGAACAGTTCATTGACTACCATGTTAGTGTTAAACGCCGTGTAGTAGGTGTTATAAGCAAGTGTGTCAATTAAGGTAGACAATGCAGATCCTTCAAAATCATAGTCAGTAAAATCTGACTGTGCTTTCATGTAATCTTTAAGAGATGCTTTGATATCTTCAGAGTCTAAATTGGCAACCTGTGTGTAAGGCATTATCGTGTACGCTCTAAGATGAACTCTACTGCTACTGGTATGTCTTCTCTTCCAACAATAGTATATTGAAGTTCTACATTATAACCATTGTTGTCAAAATCTGGTTCACAAGTGATCTGTTCTACATTCGCTCTTGGTTCATAGCGACTAATAGTAGTTCTGATCTCCTGCTTGATAGTACCAGCAGATGCATAATCTAAAGGTTCAAATAGAAGGTTCTGTATATCACAACCCAATTCAGGTTGAAATGGTCTTTCACCTTTCTTTGTAAGAAGTAAACCTGTAATTGCCTGAACAATCGCAGCTTTATCCTTCACTGATACTAAGTCATCAGTAACAGGATGTTTCTTAAAGGTAACACTCAAATCCTTGAATGTTTGAAAGGCAGTCATTTAGACACAGCAATAGACTGCTTTTATTTATCCCTGTTCGCTCAACATTTCTTTCTTTACTTCCATCTCCCACAACTCTCTTTCATCATTCTTTGCAATTCTGTTTAACCATTTGTCGGCATCATACTCTGAAATGAGTTTCTTACCACTCTTTTTAAACTCTTCACTTTTGTCTACTTTAATTACCATAGTTTGTCTCCAGTAACTCTTTGTACTCATCAACAAGTTTACACTGCCACCCTTCTGGCAACTTACTTCTATTTAGATCACCCATACACCATTCCATAGGTCCTCTGCTCCTTACGTAGTGTAAGAACAATTGGATATAGTGATCACCATCATACTTACCTTTACGACCATGAGTGCCTACACAACCAAGATAGATGATAGCATCACCTTGCTCTAGTATTACCTCTATTGGATTCTTTTCTGGATCCTCTATGATGAACTCCCATGGTTTATCAGATCCTAGATGTATACTTACACTAATCTCACATGCAGGACGATCATCATGCATTGGTAAATAAGAACCTTCATTATAGCAACGCATGTATGAGTATGTTGGATACAAAGGCTCTCCTACATGATCTACCATTTTCTGTGTCATATAGTATAAGAGCTCTTGTCCTCCCGTAGGACTTTCATAGAAATAGCAAGGACCACTATATCCGTCTTTGTACGCGGAATCAACACGTCCATGATCGCGGAATTCAACGTATAATGCATTAGCCCACTCTTTAGAAAGGAAGTTCCTCACCACTATGTGGTTTTTCCTCAGCAGTTGCTCGTTCATTAGGTGTTTCCCAAAAATAATCATCAGTATCTCCTAGACGTCCCCAGTTAGTTCCTGACTCTACTTGGTATTCTATAGTAGAAACCTTAAAGTCTGGTGTCTTCGGTTCTTGAGGAGTGATAGAGAGGTCATACAGACGCATCCTGTTATTTGGATACAATGCATACT